CAATTGAGGTTAGAGATTACATCATAGACACAAACAACCGATGCGCCAACAAGCACTTCCACGCAGTAGCAGCCTAACCAATCAACAGGGGCTTCGGCCCCACTGGAGCAACACCATGACCGACTACAGATATTTACAAGAAACTAAAGAAGTGAAAGCTCAAATCCGCAACGACAAAATAGCAACCTTTGTTGTATCAGTGCTTGGTGCTTTAATCGGTGCGGCCTGCATCATCTTTTCAATTGACGTACTACTGGGGTAACTTATGAATGATTACGATTATCAAATAGCCTTAGACCGCTTTAAAGAGCTGCTAGCAGATGATGGGATGGTTGAGGATGGTAGTATAACCCACACCGCAGAAAGCATTTCTAACGAGCTGGTTGGCCCTCAATTCATTAATGAATTTACTGAGCTAGTGCGAAGCG